CATGTCGTTAAGGATAAGCGTTGGGTCATAGAGCCTCATGTCAATGCCTTGCACCGGTTTGGGGGCGAACAAATTGGCAAGCGGCACCGAAGGATCACTCGGACGCAGCGCCGTATACTCCTGGGACTTGCTCTCAGTGAGTTTCTTGGCCTCCACTTCGTCCAACATAGTAGCATTGAATAAGACACCCGGGATCGATCTCTCGCGGGTCAAACGGAAATTGGACCGGGACGAACTGTACTCGTCCTGGAGTTTGTATAGCCTCCAGGAAAGACTCTGCGCATGTCTCTGACCATCCACTTCGTAGAAGGCAAAATAAAAGTACGGATAAAACCGACTCGTCGGATATGGCGGGGGGTATGGTTCTTTTGCCCACTTGTGTACTCCGTCGATCAGGGTATAGATCTGTTTGTCTCGACGGTCCCATATTTCCACCACCCTTAAGAATGCAGGCGATTCCTGGCTTGAAGTGTTCGTCACAAACGCCTGCGCGCTCTCTGCCGTTAGCTGCCCTTGCGGCAAAATGTTATCAATATCCCGTGTGGTTAACTCCTTCGGTGCCCGCTGGTAGTAAGTCTTCGCGGTCTTGATATCTTCCGGTTCAAGTCGGGTGAAACGCGACAAGGCATCGTCTTTGTCGATATAAATTTCGTTCGCGATCCAGTCGGCATCGGTATAATTTTCAATGCGGTTGATGTCGGTCGAAACCTGGATGTTTTCCGTCTCGACATAATCGATGACAAACATCTTATTGACCGCGAGTTCCAACTTCTCACCGAGTTCCGCGATTAGCGCCTTCTTTTCAGCTATTTCGGCATCTATAGTCTTCGGATCGTTGTCTTGGCCGTCTTTGAGCAACTTTATCTGCGCTTGCAATCGGTCGTGAGTCTCTTGCGCGTCGTTGAGCGCGGTTTCGACTTCCGGTTGCGGACGCTTCTCAGCGACGTAGGTGGCCTTGAACCATCCTTCGCCGTTTGATAGCACTGAGCGGACGCCCGTGCGTGCCGGCTTCTTTAAATTTCCTTTTGCCCATGCGGCAGAGATGACAATTTCCAGTGTGCGAGCGAAGATCTGCATCTGATATGTGTTGGACTCGTCCACTTGAGGCGCTTTGCGAACCGAGACATCGGGGTTTCGCGCATAGAGCAAAGCCACAAGTATGTCAATGAAAGCGCCAATAAGATTGGTAGTAACAGCCCAAGAAAGGTCGCTCGTACCAGCCGCGTAGCGACGGTCAATTGCCACTTGCTTGCGAAAATTTTCATCGAACTTCCTCGCATCGTCATAACATTTGAAGCGCTTATCGACTAGCGCACGTTCTTCCTCTGTTGCTTCTTTGTCGTCGTGCTCGTCCTGATCGACGCCCTCGCTCTTGCCATCCGCCTGCCGCGGATCGGTCAATATGCTCCCGCCGCCTCCTGGCGTACCGGGACCGTTGGATGCGCCGGAGGTCATGAACTATTTCCCCGGTTCCAGTACGCGCGGGGATGGTGTTGGCGCTGGGTTCAGTATAAGATCCGGGCCAATCTTGGCCGCAATTGCCTGTGCTTCGGCAAGCGCCGCGGCTTCGCGAGCGGCTTTGAGCTTCTCGAAAGCGTGATCGGCCTTCGACTGAAGGTTTTTCTTGAGTGGCGTATCGGTTTCAGTCTTCGCGCGATGGATCGCCGGAATCATATCCGCATTAAGCGCTGCAACTTCATCATCAGTGGTTCGCACTGCAAACCCGGGGCGGGAATGTCTCACAGGGGGTATTCTCCTTTAAAATTCGGGAACAATCCTACCTGATTCGGCAACACGATAGGAGTAGAACTGGAGTATGGCACTATTTTAGCCCGTTCTGTCAATACAGCGGGGTAGACATTGTTGGCGCCAGTTGAACTAACCCAAGACAAAACGTGATTGGTAGATATGACACCAGTCCCAATAACATTGGTGCCGGGAAAGTTAGGAGGGCCCGACAAGACTGTCGTCGCCGAACTCGCAACCACCGTGGGTAGATTGTTGGGTACCCCCGGTGAACTTTGATTCACGGACCGCCGCCGGTCGTGGTCGCTTGCTGCCCAGGTGCTTTATTCAGAATGCCGCCCGGCGAGTTGTAGATTGGACCAACAACTGCGGTTTGCCATGGGTAGTTCGACAGGTACAAGTTCACTTCGTTGTTGTCCTGGGTGCCGAACTGATACGGTGGTATATAGTTAGGACCCGCCGCCGAAGCCAGCATTGAGGTGAAACTCTGCCCGATATAATTAGGCTGGCTGACCGTGGTCATGACGCCCGGTGCGGTATAAACCGTCGGGGTTACCTGACCTTCCGTCGGGAGCTGCACAAAATCATGATAGTCGCTTGGCATATTAAGATCTCAGCGGGCCATTCCCTGCCGGAGTCAACCCTGGTTCGTGTTGGCCGTAAGCTACGGTCGTAATCATCGAAGGACCCGGCGCGATCAGCCCGGGGCTAAAGTTATTCGACCAGGTCGAAACCTGACTCGGAGCAACCGTTACGTTGGCGCCGAATTGCGCAAGTACGCCTGGTGATGTACCAAGGCCAACCTGATTTGCCATTTAGAACACCTTTGCGACTACGAACCCTACGGCTGCGCCAATGCCGAACACGCCAATCGGCGCGAACTTAGCAAGCCATGTCTTGAACTTAGACACATCAGCCTTGACGTCTGCAACGTCAGTCTTAATGGCGGTTACGGTTGCGGTAGAAATTACTGGATCGGCCATTTAAAAGAACCTCACTTTAGGTTTTTCAGATTCAGTGCCATGCATAAGCCATGCCTCTGTGAAGGGTACCAGAAGTGGCTTCCTGTCCGCAACTGGAACTCGGGCATCCATCATCTGGTCCACCATTCGGCCAATCAGCCCACAAACATCTGCTTTATCGTCCCACCGGCCGCCGGGAAACTTCACAAGTTGTTCAATGCAGTTATCTGCCCATGCGCGTTTAACTGGGAAGTGAACTGTGCCGGCGGTTGCTCGTGCGTGAAATGCCTGAAGTTTCACCGCTTTGTCGTCGAGTGATGGAAGAGATTCAATTGCGACGAACTTCTGCGCGTGCTGCATGGCACTGCGAATCGACGGCCCAATAGCTTTATCGATCAAACCCCCTTCATTAGCCCACTTAATCGGCTTCCATAAACCAACAAGTCGAATGAACTGCGCAATACCGACGTCTGTTTCGCATTGTTTGCTCCACCAATCGATTGCCCATAGGTCTCCAATCTTATCGACACCCCAGACTCCGTGTTCTGTGTAGTCAAGGTTCCCTCCTACCCGCTCTCGGTGTCATAGTGGCGAAGTCACTCGCCCCATAAATTCTCAAACTTTTTGGCAATGCATCTAACCCATCATACGTTTGAATCATTTGAGTAAATCATCCTGTGAGGCGTCTAGGTAACGCATCAACTGTTGTAAATGCACGGTACTATCCTTGGCATTGCCTAGAATAATATTACAGCGACGACATATCCATCCTCGAAAAGTATTTGTTCTATGATCGTGATCGAAGCAAGCTCCTTTGAAGGATGTTGCCTCGCCAAAATCGGTATAACAACATTCGCATTCTGTTGGGCAGGGTCTAGTAGGTTCTATGCCGTAGCGGTTCTTGCGTTGGTATAATTTAAAATACTCGCGCATTTTAGTAAGGTTTTTCTGCCTATATTCGTTTTTCATTTTGCGTTGGCGCACATGATCCTCAGCATAGCGCTTCCTGGAATTGGCGGATTTTAAAGCTTTGAACCTGTCGGAGCTACGGCGCTTTTGCAGCGTGGCGGCTTTCTCCGCCGCAGTTTTCTTATGTGCAGGCATTAAACATCAACTCGCGCGAGATCTGGGTCAAACCTTTTAAACATCGAAGCGTTAAAGTGGACGCCTGTGAATGGCGCCGGCCGCTGCTGGTAAAGAGCTGCCCACGTCCGAGCTGCCCGCGGATTGTCTCTCCAAGTAGACCAGTGTTCTCTAGGAAACCATTCTGGCCAGAGAAATTCTCCGGGCTTTCTTCCTAACACGTCATCCTCCCGTTCGGCTTCAGCAGGTATACAAAGCACTTCCCATTTTTGCCCATCCCGACATGCAATAACGCCTGATTCGCCGGAATAATCTGCCGGGAGAATTGAACCGCTTAAATCGTCCTCCTGCCATCGGGTCTGAATAATAATTGTCCACATTGCTGGTTTTGCGCGCGTCATGGCGGTATCAATGTATTCGTTGTAGGTTTTCTCCCTTATAGTCGGGGAATCCGCTTGTTCGCGGTTCGCTACCGGATCATCGATAATGATTCCATCTGCTCTATTGCCGGTGATTCCGGCGAGCAATCCCGCGGCCATCATCGAGGATCCGTTCGTCAATTGCCAGTCGTCCACCGCGCGTTGATCTTCAGTCAGTTGCGGTTTTTCCGGCCATAGTGCTACATACCTTGGATCCTTGCAGATTGCTCTGACTTTTCGTGATTGCTTTGCTGCGATGGAAGTTCCATAAGATGCAAGAATAATCTGGGTGTTTGGCCGGCGACCCATAGCCCATGCGGGTGCTATCACACTTGCATATGTTGATTTCGCGCTGCCCGGCGGGGCAAAGACCATCAAGCGACCGCGAGGGGTTTCTATACATCGTTGGATAGCCTTCATGATCAAGAAGTGGTGCTTGGCAACCCGCGTCTCAATTGGCTGGTATTGGGTGGGCTTTTGGGGGTCATCGAAACGGTTAACGAGCTTGCCGTCCGGGCCTTCCCTATCGTCAGGTTCCGTGATCGGTACGCCGGGGATCTCAAGCGCCTGGCTGAACTCCACAAGGCTCGCGCGTGCGCGCTGGCGGCGCAGGAGTTCCGTCGCTGCTAGATCGGGGCGAAGATCTGTCATCTTTAAGAGTTTAGCCGAGAAGCGGGTCGATGTCTGTAAATTCCGCTTCGATAGGCGCCAGCCGGGGGAGTTTCGCCGCGTTCAAGACAGCCATCAGTTCATCATCGGACAACGCGGCGAGCATCGCCGCTTGCTGTCGGTTGGCCGGAACCGCGATTATGGCCTGTGCCGCCTTGCCGTGCCCGCGGTCCAGAAGACTCTCAGCCGCGCGGAGTCGATCCTTGTCCTCAATACCATTCTCCATAATATAAGCAATGGTTTCAATCGCCTGATCTGTATGCAGGCGTGCCAGTTCCGATGCGCTCACAGGTGCACCACGCATTTCCAATCTGGAAGGTACTCAGGACAAGGCAAATCGGGAGAGTCCGCCGGGGGCATGAAGCACCAAGGCTGCTCGACTGGCTTAATGGCCGCTTTCTTTGGTGTACTTGCGCACCCAATAAGGGCAATAGAGAGCAGAAGCAATATTCGTGCCAATATCACTGCACTTCCCCTGACTGTTTAGCCCATGCAATCGTCAGGCATACGCCGCACATGATGCCAAAGAAAAACGCTGCGATGAGATATCCAACCATGGCATGAGCGTATCAGGGGATCAGCCGACCTGCAAGATGCTGAACTGCCCGTACACTCCAATCGAGCCGCCGCCCGTAGTCACGGTCTGAAGTGAAGCTATATAGTTGTTCAGAAGTACCGCTTCGACATAGGACCCGGAGGTTAAAGACACAAGCCCTGACACGAACACTACGGAGTTAATCGTCGTCGCCGCTGCGGTAGAGTTTGTGAAGCACTGTTGCTGCCCGGATATTGCATATGTGCCACCATTTACCCGGACTGCTATGTTTATGAGTGCGGGGCCGGTACTGGTAAGTGTAGCCTGTGTTGGTACCTGCGCCTGCACAAGGTATATCCCCGCGGCGGGAACCACGAACTTTGTCGGCGAGGCGGTCGTGAAATAGCGGTTCGGCAGGCCGTTGTCGAAAGTAATGACCGGAAATACTACGGGGGTGGGGCTCGTAATGGTTTGCGAGGCTTGATTGGTCCCCATCGTCGCCTGTGCCGCGCCGGCCAGACCGGAGAACCCGCCATTGTTTGGCAGTCCGCGCTGCCGATACCCACGGATCGACCAAGCCGAACTGGTTGGGTTCGAAATAATATCCACGTAATCGTTCTGGTTGTACAGAATGAAGGTCGTGGTGCCGTCCACGAAGGTGATCCCGGGCGGCAGCGTTACCGTTATCTGGTTAGCATCGGACGATGCCTTGATGACCTCCACCATCCGCCCTACGCCCCCAATGAAGGGGAGTTGCACAGAGAGCGCGCTGGCAGTGGTGTAGCAAATCGCCGCATGATCCTGCGCCGCCAGGACATAGGTACCAAGGCCGGGCGTTGAATAAATGATTTCAGCATTTGCCGATATAGCTTCCCCGAGCCCCTGGTTTAGGTACTGGGAAAGCCCATTGGTTATGCCGAGTGAATTCGTTATTTGCGTAGCGAATTCGGCAATTGAAGGATTGCCAAATGGCGGATAACTGCCCGATGTAAAAGCCATAGCACCCTTCCTTGGATGAACGAAGCGCACAGCATCCATGCCATGCGCCCCGAGCGCGCTATCGAGAATATAGTCGCGGTAGGCCCCGGCGGTCTGTACGTTATCGCACATAACGGGTCCCCTTTGCAAATACCCCCTGGGTGTCTACTCCTAGCCATTAGCGGGTCCCCTTTAGGGTGTTTACTCCTGGGGTGTTTACTCCTAGCCATTAGCGGGTCCCCTTTAGGGTGTTTACTCCTAGCGCTTGCAACTAAGCCCCCGCTCGCTGTGAGTTTGTAGGCACTAGAAAAGGGGCTCCCCGGGGCTCTCTTCATTTCTAAAAAGCAATCCCCTAGGCGATCCCTTGTTGCACTGCACTAATAATCCGCACTGCAGCATTGGCATGATTCTTGCGAGGTGGCATGGTTTTTGCATGGCCTCGTGACGCGCTGCACCAATGGTCGGCCTGGCCGAGAAATTAGCTGTGAGCGAATGTCTATTTGTCCATTTGTCCAGTGTGTGTCTTCTCTATTTCTGCTGAAATAGTACTGTTTTGAACATTAAGACAGTGTTTACAGTAAAAAAAAAGGAAAAAGGCTGACGACAAAACATTTTCACTGAGCAATATAAAGTGGGTGTTCAGAACGTACACAACGTCAA